GACAACGAAGCTATCAGACAACTCGGCAGAGAAGCAATTCATCAAATAAGAAGCTATTACCAGCAAGTGTATGCTGATCCTATGGAATATGAACTCCAGTTGCAGGGCTGGGCAATGGTGCAAGGATGGGGTGAATTCGTTATGCCTCACCATCACAATGGGCATCACTTCTCAGCAGTCTATTATGTGGACGTTCCTCCTGTGAAGGATTCTCCAATACAAAGATCGGGAAATATATTCTTCCATAACTCAAGTCCGCTAGCACGAAGCTGGATACCCAGAACATCGAAGGGTGAACAAATCCACGTAGCAGTGGACGTTAAAGCTGGCGACTTCGTTATATTTCCTGCCCATCTTTTGCACTCAGTCAGTCCATGGTACGGTGAAAAAGAAAGAATATGCTACGCTATGAATTTCTTTTTGAAGCGTGAACACGATTGGGAGGAAATGTTATCGGAGAATGACCTATGATAGTAAGTGACAGACACAAGTTTATATTTGTCCATAATCCAAGATGCGCTGGAATGTCTATAAGAACTGCCTTGCAGTCACTAGACGATTCCAATAACTACTTTTCAGGCATGAGTCATATCGAGGAGAAAGAACGCTCCTTGATGCATATGCCTCTGGAACAGTTAGCTAACTTCTTTCCAGAAGTCTTTGAGAAGTTCAATTCCTATTATACCTTTATGATGATTCGAAATCCCTACACTCGGGCAATTTCTGGGTTCTGTAGAACGCATGACGACACGTATCTACAGTATATGGAAACTAGAAGATCAACGCCACTAGTTGAGCTAATGAATAGATATTTTGAACGTTTCGAGGACGAGTGGATCACCTATTATGATTACAGATATAGGCACTTTTTTCGTCAGAAGGACATGGCCTATGTTGGAAAAGATCAAATGATCGATTCCATTTATAGATTTGAGCTCCTTCCAGACGTTCTCAAGTGGACCACATGGATGAATGTTGACGTAGCAGCGAAGCTAAAGAACATAAAGCGTTTGAATTTCAGACCAATACCAGGACACTGGTCAGAGATTTTATCGGTAAAAGCTAAAGACAAGATCAAAGAACTATACTGGTATGATTTTGAGACATTCGATTACTCAATGGATCCTTAATGATCGTAAGTGATCCATACAAATTTGTGTTCATTCACAATCCTAAAACAGCAGGAATGTCTATCAGAAACGCAATCTTTAAATTCGATAGGAGTAACAAATATTCCGATAAACTGTTGATGCACTTGAGAATGGAGCAATTACACCAGCAGTTTCCAGAAGTTATTGATAAAATGAAGGAATATTACACCTTCATGCTGATACGAAATCCATTCACTCGGTGCATATCTTCATTTAGCTTTCATAGTCCTAGCGTCTATAAGAAGTATTGTGAAACTGGTAATCTAGAAGAATATCGGAATAGATTCGAGCAAATTCTAGATTTGATGACTCCAGAAAGCTTGTCTGAATGGTATTTTCATCCCTTTATCAGACAAGTAGACATGGCATATTATAATGGAGTCACTTACGTTGATGATTTTTTTAAATTCGAGGAGCTTCCCGAGTGCTTAAGCGCAATCGAAACTAAACATTATACGCTTTCACGTATGCTCAGAAATCTTGAACATATCAACCATTTGCCGATGCAGCATACTTCAGAACAGATTTATACCGATAAAACAGTAAAAAAGGTCATTGACTTATACAAAGACGACTTTGAGACCTTCAAGTATTCCAAAGAATTATAAATAAAAGAAAACAACCCACTAGAAGGTCAAAATGGCAGTACCAAATAGTAGAGAAACTTTCAAAGACTATTGCCTAAGGCAGCTTGGATTTCCTGTTCTGGACATTAACGTGGACGATGAACAGGTCGAGGACGCTATAGATACTGCGCTCCAATACTTTCAAGATTTCCATTTCGATGGTGTTATCCGCCACTATGTCAAGCACCAAGTTACTGCCGATGACAAAACAAACAAATACTTTCCTATATCGGAAAACATCCTAGGCATCACCAGGGTGTTTCCAGTCGTGTCTTCAAATGCATCCCATAGCATGTTCGACCTTCGCTATCAGATGCGTCTCCATGAGCTATACGACTTCACCTCCACGTCTTATGTCCACTATGTCATGACCATGCAGCATATCCGCATGATTGACATGCTGTTTTCTGGTGAAACTTCACTCCGCTTTAATAGACACACAGACAGACTTTACATTGAATGGGACTGGGAAAATGACGTTGATGTAGGAGAATATGTCATTCTGGAAGGATACCTAATTGTCGATCCAGATACTTATAGCCAAGTGTGGAACGACAGAATGCTAAAGAAACTGGCCACATCATATGTCAAAAAACAATGGGGCACCAACCTAAAGCTCTATCAAGGTATCGAGCTACTCGGTGGTATTCAGTTGAATGGTCAGCAAATTTACAATGAAGCAGTGGCAGAAATTGAAGAAATTGAACAGAAAATTCGTGATACGTATTCTGAGCCGCCACAGTTTCAAGTAGGATAAGATGGCAACAAATCACTATTTCAATAACTATTCTGGCATCAAGATCAATGAAATCAAGCTTTACGAGGACTTAATCGTACAGGCTATCAAGATCATGGGTCATGACGTTTATTATATGCCTCGAGACGATTGGGACGATACCGATATGATCTTCGGTGAAAACATCCAATCGAAATTCGAACGCGCATATATGATGGAAATGTATCTTCAAACTAACAAAGGATGGGAAGGTCAAGGAGACTTTTTCAGTCGCTACGGTCTGGACATAAGGGACAATTCTAATTTCATTGTAGCCAGACGCACATTCGAAAAATACGTCCAATCTGCTGAAATTCCAAGGCCTCGAGAAGGAGACCTGGTATTCGCACCTGTCTTTAATAAGATTTTCGAAATCAAATTCGTGGAGCAACATAACAAGTTCTATACCAGAGGCTACAGACAGCCTTATGTGTATGAGCTTCGCTGTGAAGCATACCGTTACTCCCACGAAAACATCGATACTGGAAACCGTATCATCGACATTATTGATGATAACAACAGATATACCATTCAGATCGTGACAACTGCTGGTTCTGGAAATTACAATATCGGCGAAACTGTCTATCAAGGAGCAAGCGTGGCAGCAGCTACGGCATCGGGTAGGGTATCTAACTGGATACCTGCCAATAACACGCTCCAGCTTACTACCATCAAAGGTGCCTTCGCTTCTGGCAACGTTATCGGTGCTAACTCAAGCACCACCAGAGCTATTGCTAACACCGACATTGATGGCGACCACACTTACTATGACCATCGTGACAATAAGCTATTGAGTGACGAGGCAAATACGATCATCGATAGATCAGAAACTAATCCGTTTGGAGCGCCATAATGTTTTCAAGCACTCCATTCTACCATAAGCTTCTGAGAAAATACGTCACCATCATGGGCAACATGCTGGATGATATTACTATCGTTCGTAGGGACTCCAATAACGTGGAGCTCCAGCGTATTCGAGTGCCCGTCAAGTATGGTCCTAAGGAAAACTGGGTCAGTCGTTTAGAAGGTGACCCTGACCTTATGAAGGAAACACAACTAACACTTCCTGTCATTTCCTATGAAATTAGCGGAGTGACTTACGATAAACCTAGACAGCAGAATGCCTTGCTTCGTATGGCACGTGGCAACACGGCAACGCGCGTAGCATCTTCCTATATGCATACTCCCTATGACATTGACTTTACAGTGTCGATTTATGCAAGAAATACTGACGATGCTAACCAGATCACTGAGCAAATCTGGCCTTATTTCAATCCTGATTATACGGTAACAATTACACCGATTGCGGAGCTAGGGTTTCTAAAGGACATTCCTGTCATTATGAAGGGATCAGAACAGTCGATTACCTACGAAGGACCTGCTTCCGATACTGTCCGCTATGTCAATTGGACGCTCAATTTCACTATGAAGGCATATTTCTTCGGTCCGATCACAACTCCAAAGATCATTCGCAAGTCAATTGCTAATATTTTCAATGATCCGTCACTGGTGCGTGGATATATTATTCGCATAAATACCGATACTGGAAATAATGGAACTTTCACAATGATGGATACCATTTTCCAGGGTGACGACTACAAGACAGCTAGGGCCTATGGAATCGTAACATCATGGGATCAACAGAACCAAAAACTGACTATTGATGCAGCACAAGGCAACTTCAATGCCAATCAAGTGATCCGCGCAGTTTCGACTAACGCGACTTATAATATTGTCAGCTTCGATGCAACACCACTCAAGTTGACCAAGATTGTTATTGAACCTGATCCAATCACTGCAAATCCAGGTGATGACTATGGATACACTGAAACTGTCACCGAATATCCAAACATCCAGGAATAAAGTATGGCACTCAAATCTGACGAGAAAATCTCCGACGCTCTTGGTATAGAGCACATTCCAGAATCCAAGACTGAGGTCATGGTGCCCGAGAAGGATAAGGCAGTTGCAGTTCATGCGGCAGATGCCGAGCAAGATTATCAGCTTGCCCGTGAAACCTTCCATAACATCATAAAGAAGGGTCATACCGCTATCGAGGAGCTGTCTTTCATAGCCAATCAGACAGAGAGCGCTAGAGTTTACGAAGTGCTAGCCACGCTCATGAAAACGATGGGAGACGCATCCAAGGACCTGTACGATCTACAGAAGAAAACAAAAGAACTACATGGCATCACGACAGAGCGTCCTGTGGATCAGACACAAGTTCACGTTGATAAGGCAGTTTTCGTAGGAACTACCGCTGAACTACTCAAGAAGGTAAGAAACAATGAAAACGTTTAAGCAGTTTTGTGCCGAAAGTCATGCGGCAGCATTTCAAGGCATGTTCACTAAGAAGCTGACAGATTCCAGCGACAGGAAGACTGAACCTGCTAAAAAGGAAAAGAAAAAGGAACCTGAGAAGACAGAACCAGGCCTTTCTGATTCCCAAAAGAAGCACAAGGAAGCCTTCATGAAAAAAGGGACACTGAATAAATAATGGTAACAACTGTATTTGGATACAACGGCAATCCTAAGCTAAGACGTGCGTATGTTCAGATTGCAATGTCTCAGCATGAAATTACCGAATTCGCAAGATGTGCTAACGATCCGATCTATTTCATTAAGAAGTACATGAAAATTGTGGTGCTCGGCAAGGGCATCATGCCATTCCTCTTGTATGACTTCCAAGAAAAGATGATCAAGACATTTCAGGACGAGCGTTTCGTAATCTGTAAGATTCCCCGACAGAGTGGAAAGACGATCACCACCATCGGATACCTGCTGCATACACTGCTGTTTAACGAAAACTATAACATTGCCGTGCTAGCCCACAAAGGTC